TTTCTGATAGTGGTTCACCCGCTACACCAATGGTAGTGTTGGCAGTATCTAAAAGTTCTTGAGCGTCTTCGTCAGAAAGATCAATACCCGTGCGTTTCTTATAGATATCTACTACGTCTTTTTTGTTTGTACCAAGGCTATCAAACTTCTTATACCCTTTTTCCCCTTTTACATTCCCTAGCAGTCCCCCATACTCTTCTTCAATTTCTTCATTACTAAGGCCACTAAGATCAACACCCTCCATGTCAGCGATTTGCCTAAGTTCTTTTACCGTTGTTGATTGGATATTAAGTTCTCTAGTTAAAAAATCTTCCCCGCCGTCATAATCCTCAGTCCGGTCGGGTATGTAGTCGGTTTGCCCTACATATTTTCTCTTGTCTGCATCCGATAGTTTATAACCTACCGCTGTTGCAATCCCTTCAAGCTCGGCTTCAGTTACCACTAACTTTCCAAGTTCCTTACCTAGACCGACAGAGCCAGTATCCATATCTCCTTGGGATGTATTTACAGCTAGTTCACCGTTCTCCTTGTCCCAACTCGTATTACCGGCATTACCAATAAGGTCAGCGCGATTTTTATCGGTAAGCTCATAACCCGCCGCTTCCGCTAACGCTTCAAGTTCTTCCTCACTACGATGTTTATCATCTATGTAATCTAGAATTTCTTGTTCTGATTTACCTTCAAAGTTTGCATTCTCTATTGGCAGTCTTTCGTTAATGTCTTCCCCCCGTCTTTTTTCTGCCTCATCAATAACGCCGTCTCGATAGTCTTCATATTGTTTTTGGAGCGTGTACTGTCTATTAGGGTCAAGTGGGGCTTCTGAATCAGGTACACCGTCACCAGTAGTGTCTATCATTTCTGGCGGGTAATAAGGGTCGCTAGTAACGAGTTTATACGTACGACCTAAGTTATTTGTTTTACTATTTTGTTCGTCGTCAACATGTGACCCCCAATCCGCATTTACTGGGGCGCGTTCTCTTTCTACCTCCTGTTCATACGTCCACTGCGGTCCGACTAGACCTTCACTAATATCGTATTTTTGACCTCGTAAAAGCTGGGCTACTTGGGAATTAGTTAGGGGTTTTGCCGCTTCGTCTGCTGCTGCCTCATCTGCTTCGTATGACGCTAGCTCTTCAGCAGAAATGACTCCACTTCCATCAGCATCATATCCCCCATCCCAAGCCTCACGTCTTACCCCCACGCCATATTTATCGTTAGCTGCGGCCCACCCCGCAAAATCAGCTTCGGCTATAACACCCCCATCTTGAACAGGTACACCTTCACCTTTAAGGTATTCAACACCTTTCTGACTGAGGTTTATGCCGCCATGACCTTTACCAAACCTACCATCAGAAGGCCGCCAAGTTAGTAGCTCTGCATCTGAAATAGTGCCATCGTTATCTTTATCTGCGCGGTTACCTTCATAGTCAGGGGTATCTCCTAGAGCTTCAGCTTTAAGCTGTTCTCTGTACTTCTCTATAACTACTGACCGTGTTTGCTCTTTAGGTATGTTATTAAAAGTTTCATACACTTTTTCAAACTTAGCAAAAGGTAGTTCTGTGGCATCTCCAAAAACACCATCGAGCATAGCGGCTGTAGCAGGGTAAGCACTTCTCGCGGCGGCTTGCTGGTCGGCAAAAGTAAGAGGACGTACAGTACCGTCACGATCTGTAATTGAACCTGCTATACTGCTAACCAATGGGTTTAGTACTACCGATGTACCTTGGGCATAGTCATTTGATAGTTGATTTATGTATATACCGTACAGCCCTATGTCACCGTCACGTAAGGTCTGCTCAAACTGTTCTTTAGTTTCTTGATACCGTTGTTTACTTAATGCTCGCCCTTTGTCCCTGACGTTTTTGTTCCATTTCCCATATAACTCAAACTCTCGCTTCTGTGCGCTATCGTTTATAATATCCCCTTCCATATCCCAAATCGGGGCAACAACCATCGGGTTATCAAAAGTTGAATCCACATAGTCTTTTGGAGGCGCACTCATACTGCCAGCAAAACTAGCCTGTGCCGCTTGCTGCGCCGACTGCGTTGAAGCTAAAACAAGGTCAGGTTGACTTCTTAAAATAGTTTGTGATGGCGGTGCAGGTTCGTTCGTAGCTTGTATATCTTCTAGATAAGCCGCTATTTCATTTATTTTTCTTTGGTAGTCTGCTTCGTAACCCGGAGTCGCTCCCTTATTGGACATCCAATCAGACCACTCTCGGTCGGTTACAACGCCATCGTTATCGGGGTCTCCCCCTCCTCTACTGATTATATCGTAATCAGCTTGCGTAAAAGGTTTACCATCGTAACGCCTACCGTACTCTGACATTACGTAATCTCCAGTAGACTTGATACAACATGGAGACGATTACCAGTAGCCGCTGTTACTTTCAATATCTCTCCTGCGCTAATAACGAGTGGGGCTGTAAGTAATTCTATTGTGGTATTAGCACCAACGGCTTTTGTTTTGAACAGACTGAACACTGCCGTGCCGTTTGTAAGTGTCACTGTGATAGTGTCGGCATTGCCAGAGTCTTCAGAGACTAATATTGACTTTACTATAGCCGTAGTTAGCGCCGCACAAGTATATAGTGTAGTAACACCCGTACCCGTTAAATCTGCTTTAGCGTTGGTATACGTATTAGCCATTAGCTTAGAAACCATCCTACAGCTTCACTTTGATCCGTTGATCGAGAACTACGGAGTGCTTGGTCTAACTGGTTAAAGTATATCCGCAACACATTGTTTGTCTCGTCAAAATGCCGTTGGTTATAGGCATCAGGAGGTATAGGTAGTGCAGGCGCTCTGAAGGCTATGTTGTAGTCTGTGCTATCTATCGGCATTATCGTCTCCCATCAGGTCGCATATCTAATCGAGGAGAGCCTAACTGCCAAGCTACTCCCGCAGCGGTAGACTCGATTTTCATAACCATCTGCCGCCCACGTACTCTAGTATTGAGTTGACCTGTAAACTTCTCTATAGGAAGCACGGCAGATCGAGTAATTGTACCAGCATTTGTGCCCCCTACTGAAGCTGGAGAGTTATACCCAGACCCAGAGTTCTGCATAGGTAGTAACGTCATAGTAGCAGTGGGGCTGTCTATAGTAGACCCATCAAAGGTAATATCAGGAAGCACTCGCCATATAAAGTTAAACTGATGTCCGTCATCTAAGTCAAACTCCGCAGTCTCTGCGTAAGCTACTATCGCTGTATTCTGCCCTAACTCGTTATTATCAACTCCCTCTTCATGGTTAACTAAGTTGTTTTCGTAGGTAGCTGCTAATGGGAAATCCCTTAAGCCTGAGTCTATCCAAGCGGTACGTCCTAAAGTACCGTAGTACCAGATGCTATCTAAGTAGTTATACACCACATAGCGGTCAATTACGTTTACATCAGAAGAACAGTAGAACCACCATATTTCATGGTAAGACTCTAGGGTTCCAGCAAATATCTGGTCGTACTGTAACGGGTTAAGGTCATTGAATATAAACTTACGTAGGTTACAAGTTAGCGGTTTAGTCGCACCGTCATAGACATAGAACTTATCTTGCCCCATCCAGTAAGCAGCGCCATTCGCATAGGCTACCGCGTTAGGAGATATGATAGAGGTATTTTCCCCAACAAGCTGCGCTCCCCACACTACAGGGGCACCAACGTACTGTAACGAATACAATGCCGCATCCGACCACACGAGTACTTCCTGCCTTGCTTGATGGGCAGCTACAATCTCAGAACCATTAGATAGTGTCAGGCTACCTGCTTGGTTAGTAGCTGCTGGAGTCCATTGCGTAGCATCTTCTTGATCTGACCATCGAATAAGCATTGGATTCTTAACGGACGACCCAAACGGATTACACCCAAAAGCAAATACAAACCGGCTTATATCAGATACAAGCATGGCGTTTTGCACTAAGGGTACGTTACTACCAGCCAATGCTACACCCCTAGCACCAACTCCTCCTGACGCATCCCATAAATATATCGGGCCTCCTCTTGGGCCAAATATAAGGTCTTCCCCAAAGTTGTTCTGAGACCACAACCGTATAAGTTGATTTGTGTTTACGCCAGTACTCCATGCACCAGCACTCCATGCAGCAGCGCCCCACCCTGTTACGGGTACTACAAAACTTTCTCCAGTATTTATCTGGTAGGCTGCGGTAACAGTACCGCCTCCCGTTTGAGCCGAAGTAGCGTTAGTAGCTATCGTTATAGTATAGCTAGTAGCTGTTATTAAGGTGATCTGAAATTCACCTACGATAGTTACTCCACCTACTGCACTACCACCGGAAAAGGTTACAAAATCCCC